TGATGTAAACGGTCACACTTCGAAGTGGCAGGCTGTACATTTACCGATAACATATACACTTGAACGACAAGACCAACAGGTGCAAACAAAATACACCCCAACTGGTTCGACTGAACACATTCAAGTTATTGGAGCTTTACCTTCTGAGGTTGCAATTGGTCAGCGTGTCTTGTGGGTTAGCGGTGTTCAGAATAAAATTCTTACAATTACTGCGATTAACGGAGACACAATAACGACAAATGGTTTATCTGAGGTTACCGTATTGGGCGGCCATGTTGTTTACTTAGATGCTTATAGCAACTATTTTATTCAAACAGAAGTCTACTACGTTAATGACTCTTCCTACGAGCTTATTGGTACTTTTAAAAATAAAACAAACTTAATCGGACAAGTAGATTTACAAATCGCAAGTATGTTAAAAACGGTTTGCGAATATAACAATACTTTTGACTATGACGTTTTAAACAAAGCTATAAAAGGAGAGGGTGGAAAGTATTCGATTCGATACAGTGAAATTTATAACGGTGTAACTCATTCAACTTCCTTACTATTTAGTAGTTTGCAATATTTCACTAATTCGACAAAACAAATCGGAGAATTATACGGCGAAAATATGGGCGAATATGTGCCAACTTTAGACGACACAAGACCAAACAAAGCGAAGTTTTTAACCGTATTCAATAAGCCTACGAAGTTTAAAAATATGCCTTTCGCTTTATCATTTATCTATTCAGATAATTTATTTAACAACGAAATCAAAGAAGAAATACGTGGTTTTGATTCAAATGGTATTGAGATATACAACACTTTTGAAGTGTTAAATCATTATGAACGTGCCCAAGTGAATAGATTAATGTTAGTTGATGGCTATACAAACGACTCTAAAACATTTAATGTATGGTTAGAAACGACAGGAGTTATTATCGTGATTCCACCACTTGACGACAGGAATGTTTTTGAGGCTGGACTTGCTGAACCATTAGAACCACTAACGCCATTGCCACCAGACCCAACACAATCAATAAACGAAGTAGTATGATAGTTACAGAAATTAAGACAATAAAAAACGATACGAATTGTAAACAAAACCCCGTTTTTATTACGTGGTTGAATACGCTAGGAGGTTGGGAGAATTGGCTATTCGATACAACATACATCGAAAGCGTAACAACGTCGAGAAGTAAAAATTTTGAGGGTTATATTACAGATTTAGAAAACGCTGAGGGGAAAACTTCGGACGTACAGATGAAAGCTGTACCATCATTAAAGGTTTTTGGACTTATTCCCAATGAAGACATAAACGGACTTAAAACGGTACTTTACTCTCTATCTTGTAAAATGCTTTTAAATCCTTTGACGTGGCAAACGGATGGTTTGAAATGGCGAACGGTGCGCCCACAACCAGGAAGTTTTCATATTTTAGACGCAAGAGAAACCGAAACTCTTGTAGAAATTGTGTTTGATTTGCCATACATTAACACTCAAAGACGCTAATAAATGACGGATAGACTTTTTATTAATGGTTTAGAAATTGATTTGTCGGGTGGCACTATCATTGCGACAACTTATCAGGCGAATAATATAGGGGAATTGCAGAAAAGGCAGGGGTCATATACGAATACTTTCAGTGTTGTGATGAACGACCACAACAAGAAAGTGTTAGAACACGCTGATTTGATGAATTCGGCGACGCTTTACCCTTACCAACAATTAACGGCTACGTTAATTCAAGAAGGAATTGAAGTATTTACAGATGGTAGCGTTCAGATACTACCAATTGAAAATGGTATTGCGAAAATTAATATAGTTGCTGGAAATGTAGATTTATCCAAAGCAATTGGAGATTTGATAGTTGGTGAATTATTCAAAGACGATATTGTTTACGCGTGGAATTTAACGAACGTTTTTAATTCTAGGGACAAATCACAATATTATATTTATCCGATAATTGATTGGAGAACTGATATAGATACAATGTTTGATTCTCCGACAATAGATGTGCGACAACTTTTGCCGTGTGCTCTTATGACTTCCATATTCTCAAGGTTGGAAGATTATACTGGTTACACTTTTACTGGGTCGTACATTGAAAGCGACGACCATAAAAATATGATCCTTACTCCTTCCGACTTTTCAAGAAATCCAGATTATTTTGAAGAAGAAGAAACTTATGCGGATCTTGTTTCTTCTTCAACTCAGAATGCAATGGTTATGAATGTTACAGAAGGAAGTGGCACGCAAGAGTTGGCTATACCATTACAGTTAGTTAATAATAACGGGACTTTTTATAATGGTTCATTTTTTACTCCAGTTGATCAAATCGGAACGCTTAGAATAGTTGGTACATTAGCGATAAAATGGGAATATGACGAAGGGCTTGGTTTTTTAGAATGGCCAGAAACGAGAAGCTATCATTTTGTGACGCAAATAAAAGAAAATGGAACTATAATAGCTGAAGAAACAAGCGACTTTGAATCGGGTGAAATTTACGATTTAAACTCATTCAAAGAATTTGTTATTGACGTAACGACGAGCGAAATGGTATTTAATGCTGGTGATCAATATTTTGTACAAATAATTTTGAAAGCTGAAAGACATTCTAATTCAAGCACAATTTTAACAGCTGGTTTTACTGATTATTACGCTAAATTTTCTTTTCTACCGTCGCCTTCTATTGCATATGCTCAAGATATAAGATTTAGAGATTTATTCAGAATGAGCGTGAAAGATGTTTTTTATGACATTCTTAATCTTAGAGGGATTTTGATACAAACTAATTCGTATGCCAGAGAGATTAAATTTACATACTTTGATGACTTACTAAAAAATAGATCAATTGCAAAAGATTGGAGCGACAAAGTAGATATAAATTCGTCAATTCTTTCTTATCAATTTGGATCGTATGCGCAAAAGAATAATCTAATTTTTAAGGATAATTCAGAAGTAACGAAGGATTTAGGAAACTATTATTTTAATGTAAGCGACGAAAACTTAGAGGCTGAAAAAGATGTCGTTAAAATAAAGCATCCAGCAACCGAGCAAACAAATAAATATTTAGGCTCAAACATTCCGAGCATTGAGGCGATTGATTCACTAAATAAATGGCAGAAACCAGAGTACAGAATTTTGCAGATGAGCGTTCAAAATTCATCTTATGATGTAACGTTTGACGATGGTTCGAGCACGCTCGTGACGACTTCGAATATACCTTACGCAAAGTTTGAAGGCTTCGATGTTTTGGTTCCAAAATATTATAATGCTTTAACAGAAATTCTTGACAGAACAAAGGCTCTCGGTTTAGTAATAAATCTCACGCCTATCGACATTCAAGAATTAGATTTTTCAATTCCAATATTTTTGGATGTACCAGAATTAGATGTGAATGGATATTTTTATATTAACAAAATTTCAAAATATCGACAAGGAAAAACTTCTTGCGAATTAATACGATTATAATGGCGAACGACAAAACAATTTTATTGAAAGTTCAATTAGACACTGGACAATTAAAAGCCAATGCAAAGGCGGCAGAAGCAGCACTCCAAAAACTAACTCCAGAGCTAAAAAAAATAGCTGAGGAACAAGGGAAAACTTCGATAGCTTATGTTAAAGCTAAAACTGAAATTCAGCGCCAAAATAAAATTTTAAAAGATAATGTTTCTGCGCTCGAAAAAACAGAACGAGCGAATAAGGCTAACACTGGATCAATGCAAGAAATGAAAGACCAACTTTCAGCTGCGACACTTCAGTATAATAACATGACCAAAAGCCAACGAAAAAATTCGGAGGAGGGTATAGCGTTAAAAAAGCATATAAAAGGACTATCTGACGAATTAAAAGGTAATGAAGAAGAAATAGGAAATAATACTCGTTCAGTCGGGAATTACGGGAAAGCAATGTCAGCACTTCCAGGTTCATTGGGGGCGGCCGCAGGTGGTGTTAAAAATTTAATAACACAATTTAAAGTTTTTCTCGCTAACCCGATAGTTTTGACAATTGTAGGCATAGTTGGAGCATTGAAAGCGTTAAAAAAATCATTTACTTCTACAGAAGAAGGTCAAAATAAGATGGCCAAAGCAACGGCTGTAGTTTCTTATTTATTCGATAAGTTATTAGATTTTATAGAACCGATCGCCTCATTCCTTGCTGATGTAGTCGTTGGAGCTTTCGAAAGTGTTGGCGATGCTATTGAAGCCACATCTGAAGCTATTGCCGATGCACTTGAATGGTTAGGATTTGGGGATGCAGCAGAAGGAATCAGAGAATATAATCAAGCAGCTAGTGACGCGTTAAAAAAAGTTCAAGAAATAGCGGACTTGAGAGCATCTGCAGATAAAGACGAACGAAAAAATATAGTTGAGAGAGCAAAAGCAGAGGCGTCTATCGCAGAGCTACGTAATAAAGCAGCTGATAAAGAAAAATACACAGCTGACGAACGAAAAAAATATCTGACAGAAGCGAGTAAATTGAACGACGAAATTTTCGCTCGAGAGGAAGCTATTGCCCAAAAACGATTTGACGCAATTAGAGAGGAAAACAAGCTGACAAACTCAACGAAAGAGGCTAAAAAAGAAGAAGCAGAAGCAGAGGCGAAATTAATAAGCGTTCAAACGAGTAGATATAATAATCAAAAGAAATTGACAGCTGAGTTAACGACAGTTGAAAGAGAGCTTGAATCGGATCGTAAAGCAGCGGAATCAGAAGCTAAAAGCAGATTTGAAGCATATAAAGCGAGGATGAAAGAACGTCTTGCTTTTGCCCGTCAAATTAGAGATGAGGAAATAAAATTAATCGAAGATAAAAATGTAAAAGAAGCGACGTCTTTAATTGAATCAGCCAATAGAAGAATAGAAGATTTAAAAGATTCAAAAGCTACTGCAGAAGAAAAAGCTAGATTAATATTTTTGATTAATGAAAACCTTCAAAAAGATCTTACCGAACTTGAAAAAAAATATGATAAAATAGCCCAAGACGCAATGGATAAAGAAAAAGAGTCTATTGATAAAAATTACAACGACACTTTAAATGTAATACAAGGTTATTTCAATGAAGTAGAGGAAATTGTTGCGGAAGATGTAAAATACACGGAAGACGCTGAAAAGAAAAAGACTCAAATAATTTCAGAAGAAAATTCTAAACGAATAACAACAGCTCTAAATTCTGCCAATCAATTATCTAACGCTTTATTTCAAATTAAACAAAATCAAATTCAAGAAGAATTAAATGCTGATAAAGAAAAATATGACGAACAAACAAAATTATTAGACGACCAATTAGCGGCCGGATTAATTTCACAAGCTCAATATGATGCTCAAAAGTCTGCTCTTGATGCAAAAGCTGCAGCAAAGGAAAAGAAATTAAAAGAGGAGGCGTATAAGTCAGAAAAAACGGCAAAATTAATAAGTGCAGGGATAAATGTCGCTTTAGGCGTAACCAGTGCATTAACCTTACCTCCTCCAGCTGGTGTAATTATGGCAGGAGTCACCGCTGCGTTGGGGGCTATTGAGATAGCTGCTATTGCAAGTGCACCAACACCAAAATTTGCTAAGGGTGGAGTTTTTGGAGGAAAACCTCATTCGCAAGGAGGGACAAAAGGAGTGTTTGATGATGGTACGCAAATAGAGGTTGAGAAAGATGAACATTTTGTGATCTTAAATAAGAATGCGAAGGGTTTAATGTCGCAACTTGACCACATTAACCAATCAACTGGTGGAGTTCCACTTATGGCTCGTGGTGGTGTGATGAAATTTGCTTCGGGTGGCGTTGCTGTAAATAATGCATCTAAAAGCGGTAATGCATCTTTCAATCAATCGCAGAATTTTAATAATGCTTTAGCTAATTTACCCCCTATTTTTGTAGCAGTAGAGGATATAAATACAGGAGTCGGTCAATATGCGAATGTAATTAATAGGTCAGATTTTTAAAATAAATATTAGTTTTATTAAATAAAGTTTTATATCTTTGTTTTAGTTAGTCATGACAAAAGTCAGCTTCAACACTAACAAACAAGATATTTCTCTTTTTCCTATTTATGGAATAAGAGTTTAAGAAGGTTTAGCAGGTTGAAGCGTTAAACCTTTTTTTGTGCCTATAATTTGACATAGGTGTTTTATTGTTTCCCGTTTCCACACCATTATAAAAAGGCAAATGACTAGATTAGAACTGTTGGAAAGTCTGGCAATGTGCAACCCCACAACCAGCAACTGCATTCTCGAAAGAGTACAAGATCCCAACTGATGCAAAAAGCCTTAATCGAAAGATTGAATAAATAAGAAATAGGTAGCAGTAGTAAAGTTTCTAAGGTCTGGTATAGTAGCATTCTTTAATGTGAAATATTGCGTTTATACTAATGCAGTAATAAGGGTACCTGTATCGAATAATCAATCCTTATTTAGAATGAATATAAATAGTGTACGTATCATTATTAATCTAAATAAATTGCTTACATTTGTCAGACACAATAAATAAATAATATGAAAAAAACAGAACAAAGAAAAAAAGAAGATTGCGAGTTGTTGTACGATTTAATGACACGATTTGATGCAATTGAAAAATATAGTTTTCTCGACATTAATGAGATTGTATTAGACTTCAAAAAAGATAACGACCTTTTGCCAACGCCAAAACTTAAATTGAATCGGTGGATAGTTGACAATAGATACCCAGAGTGGATGTGTAAAATAACTGAAAATAATGCTTTTGGTATTAATAGTGAGGGGGACTGGTTTGAAGAAGAATATTTAGAAGATCATAAAATTCTTCACAAAACAGAACGTTACGCAACAACAGAAGAAATTCTGGAAAAACTTACTAAAATCGCTATTAAAAAAGGTTACACAACAAAACAAAGTGAGTGCTTGACAGTATCTTTGGAATGCAAAATAGACTTTAATAATTGCAAAATAATATATAATGGTTCTTTGTGGCTAATAAGTGGTTCTGACTCAAACAAAATCCTCGATGAAAACGGAAACTGGGCAAAGTTCATAGAAGATCCAGAGGAGACAAAATCAACTTTAGAAGCTGCTATTAATGTTTGGAAAGCTTTGGAAGTTTTAAAACAAGTTGTTGAAATTTCAAAAGCATCTAATAAGCAATCAAAATCAACGAAAGAAGCTATTGAAGCGCTTACAGAAGCTGGCTATATTGTTACGATTGAGAAAAAATAAAATTATTAATAACTTAAATAAATACAAAATGAACTTACTTAAAAAGTGTTTGATTGAATTTAATAACAAATGGACAAATAAAATTACAGAAAAAGAAGTTGATGATGATGAACAATTAAGATTTACTCTTTTAGATATGCAGAAGTTTGCAGAAAAGTATTATAAAGAGAAATTGCGCACAGATAGTGTTAGTAGCCGTTAATTACTAACTATTAAATTATAACAAGACCTTGCGAGGCACTTTTAATTATGATAGAATTTTATATAGTCTTTAGTTACTTAATTTTAATAGGTATGAGAATAAGTTCAAACATGCCTTTTTGGAATATTCTTTTTGCACCTATAACGATGCCTGTGTTAATTGGTATATGGTTTTCGCACAAGTTTTAATTGTGCCTAACGTGATTGTATAAGATTAGGTGCGATTTTCGGCAGAAAATCCACCGTTTAAAAAAGCATTAAATTTGAATTATTAATTAACCTTTTAAAAAAGCCCTAACCAGCTATTTTTTATATACGGTGTTAGGCACAGTTATATTATGGAAAAACCAAAAATAATTAAACACTTAATATCTATTGGATTTAAAGAAGTAATAGGTGAATGGAAACCAGTTTGGGGACAAGGTGATGGTGAATATTGGCACGGAAAATTAGTAAGAGGTACAGACATTGTATTCACCGATAGAGATACAACATTTTACAAATATGCTTATAACGGAATTATAAGACCAGAAGAATTTTTATTAGCACTTACTTAATTGTGCCTAACGTACTTGTATATGGTGCGTTGACGATAGGAAATGCATTATATACGTTGTTATGCATCTGTAATTTTAAAAAACCGCCTGCGTGAGGTACGAGGGCAAATAAAACATAAAGAGAATGAAATATATGGGAAGTAAAAATAGGTTTGCAAAGTATTTGTTACCTATAATATTAAAAGATAGAAAACCAAACCAATGGTATGTAGAGCCTTTTGTAGGTGGTTGTAATATGATTGACAAGGTTCAAGGACATAGAATAGGTGCTGATGCAAATAAATACCTTATTGCTATGTGGAAAGGCTTACAAGATGATTTAAAAAGACCTTTAGAAATACCAAGAGAATTACACGCAGAAGCAAGGACTGAATACAATAACAGGCAAAGCAGTAAATTTACAGATTTTGAAATTGGTTGGATTGGTTTTATGGCTTCTTTTAATGGTAGATTTTTTGGTGGTGGATATTCTGGAAAGCATAAAAATAGAGATTATGTAAATGAGCAAATAAGAAATACTACAAAGCAAATACCATTAATTGAAACAATAGATTTTTATCATTGCGAATATCAAGATTTAGAAATACCAAGCGAAAGTATAATTTATTGTGATATACCATATCAAGGAACAAAAGTATATGATAGTAAATTAGTTTTTGATTATCCTAAATTTTGGCAATGGTGTAGAGATATGACAAGTAAAGGACATAAAGTATTTATAAGCGAATATAATGCTCCAGAAGATTTTAAATGCTTGTGGGAAAAAGAAACCAAAGTATCTATAAGACCTACAAAGACATTAATTCAAACCGAAAAGCTATTCACGTATGAGTAAGTGGCGGTTTTTTAAAATTATTGTGCATAACAACCGAATATACCCCATGACATATATTAGCCAATAAATGAACATTAAACGATTTAGTAAAAGCCTAACATTAATTTGTTGGGCTTTTTTTGTACATTTGCTCTATGGTGATAAACTTACTAGATAGATTGCATTCAACTGGAGAACTTAAAGCATTATACAATGCTGGAGTAATTTCTCAAAGTGCAATTAATAACCGAAAGATATACCACACTTTTATAGATCGAATAAATAAAGGCATTCCAAAAGGTCAAGCTGTGAAAGATTCGGCGTTCACTCACAAAACTTCTTTAAAAACTGTTTATACTGCCATATCAAAAATGGAGTTAAAACAGTAGTTGTATTTTGAAGCGTTATTTTCAAAGTGATAAAAGATATAGATTTATTCTATACTTTTACAAACATGATAGCTAATATTTATATTGAAGGTCAAATTGGGAACACCTACGACGGCAAAAAAATCACTAAACGTGGTGTCACTTTGTTGGACGTTGTCGAACAAGTTGCACAGCATCCAGCTGAAGCAATCAAAAAATTTATTATCAATTCTCCAGGAGGTTATGTTACGGTCGGAAATGAAATAGCTGACTTTATTTCAACGTTACCAAATGCAATGACGCACGGAGTCGAACAAGTTGCATCAATAGCTACTAGAATTTTTCTATCTGTACCCGTTGAAAATAGAACAATCGAAGAAGGTACTGTTTTTATGATTCACAACCCTTGGGTTGGTGGAGTTTCTGGTGACGCAGAGGAATTGAAACGAATTGCAGATTTAGTAGATAAAGACGAGATGGAACTTGAAACGTTCTATTCTAAAGCTACGGGGATAGATAAAGCAACGTTATCGGCGTTAATGCGTTATGATACTGAACTTACAGCAAGTCAATGCGTTAAATTAGGTTTCGCAAGAGAAGTCACAAAAAAGGAATTATCGCCGATTTTGGCACTTAATTATAATAAAAATCAAAATGAAATGACAAAAGAAGAAAAAGGATTGTTTCAAAAATTACTTGCAAAGGTGACAGGTAGTAAAGATGAGATTGTAGCAATTGAAGTACAAACCGACGGGGGTGTATTAAGCAACGATTTTGCAGACGTACAGGTAAATGATCCTGTAAAAATCGACGGAGAGGACAATATGACAGGAACATATACCGACGAGAACGGTGTGCAATACGTTGTTGTTGATGGTATTGTGACTGAAATTATCGAGCCAGTTGTTGCGAGTGATGAAGAAGTTGAAACGTTGAAAGCGGAGATTGAAACGTTGAAAGCGGAAAATGCAACGATGGTAGAAGCTCATAAAGTTGAACTTGAAGCGAGAGACGCGAACACAAAAGAAATTAAAGCAGAAATTGAAAGAATAGTAGCTTTGAAATCAGAAGAAGTACCTTTGAAAAAAGAAACTGTTTTCGCTAAGAAAAAAGAAGTTAAAAAGACTTCAAGTTTTTTAGAGGCAAAAGCAAAAATCGAAGCGGCAAGAAAAGCAAAAGCAGAAGCAAAAAAATAGTAATTAAAATAAAACAAAACAAATAAAAATGGCATTTACATTTGATCCAAACACTTTAGACTTTCACGGGGATGAAAAAAGAGACGCAAGTCAAGCGGTATTTACTGCGGCTTTCTCTAATCCAGAGTTAGCAGAATTACATGAAATTATCGAGGATATCGTAGTCGATACACAAATTCCAATCATTGGAGGTCTTAATAATCAAGTAGGATTAGGAGACAATTCTTGTGAGCAAGGTAGAGAAGACAATTCAATTCCTATGTCACAAAAAAAATGGACACCGAAACCAATTTCGGGAAGATTACCATTTTGTTGGAAAACATTAGAGCCAACATTCTGGGCGTGGGGTTTAAAAGCTGGACTTGAGAAAGCGGATTTAGAAGGTTCTGAGTTCATTAACTTTATCGGTGAAAAGTTAGTTGAAAAATTAAAAGAGATGTTACTTCGTGTGTCTTATTTCAGTAATACAACGATTGACACTATCACTAACGGTGGGATTTTAACTAACGGTACACCTTTAGCATACTTCAATAAAATTGACGGTTTCTTTGCTCAGATTGACGCAATTATCGCGGCTGACTCAACACGTTTAACTTCATCAATATTAACTACTAGAAATGCAGCTGCAACTTATGCGTTACAAGCGTTTACTGCTACTGATACAACGAATAGAGTTGTTACTAAAGCGCTTCAGGAGGTTCGCTTCGGTGCTGATATGAGATTAAGAGCGTCTGAAACTTTGAGATATGAAGTTACTTTGTCGGTGGCTGACCAATACGAAAGAGAACTTTTAGCTGCTGAGATTCCTTATTCAGTTGAAAGAATGGAGAACGGCGTTAAGGTGTTAAAATCTGCGGGTATTGAGTTGATTGTTTTAGATTTCTTAGACAGAATGAAAGTCGAATTTTTCAATGACGGAACAAGAATACATGAGCCACACGTTATCATTTTGAGTACTAAAACAAATATGCCAGTTGCGACTCAAAACGCTGGCACGTTTACTGAATATTCAGTGTTGTATGACCCTATCGAGAAAGAAATTCTAGTAGATTTTGCAACAGAATTAGATGCGAAAATCATTGAAGATCACATGATTCAAGTAGCGAAATAATTTTAAAAGGGCGTTGAAATATACGCCCTTTATTTACTCACTTATAAAAAAATAGAAAAATGGGAGATTTATGTGGAGAAATCACAGCGGACAATCTAAATAATTGTTTGAATCCACTTCAAGGAGGTACTGAGGATGAAATGATTGCACTGAATAAAAACGATATTGATGTAATTACAAGAGCTGCTGACGGTTTTAATGTTGAAAATATTACTTTAAAAACAGGAGCGAAAGGATTTGTGATTGATGGATTGAAAAATTCAATTTCGCCAAGTTTTGCATCGGTTGAGGTTGGTGTTTTTGACAGATACGAACACACTGTTAATGCGAAAGGGTTTGACATCTCAATTTCAGCACGGAATGCAGTTAACGGAATGACTGGCGGTAAGTATGTTGTGCTTACGAAGAATACTTACAACGGGACTGATGGTGACGCGAAGTATGTAATTCACGGATTGGATCAAGGTTTAGGATTCACAGTTACACGTAATCCAAATGACGATACTCAAGGAGCGTTTGATTTTACATTCGCCACAAAAGTAAACAAAGAACCAAACATTCCAGCAGGTTTATTCATCACAGATGAAGCGACAACGGAAGCTGTTTGGGAAAGTTTGAAAGTGGTTGCGCCTTAATTAAAAAAAAATTCGTAATTTTAGAGGGTGTAATTAGTTGCACCCTTTTTTATTAAAATGATAAATCTAAAAAATAAAGTTTTACAAACGGAATCGACGAAAGCGATTTGGAGAGGGGATAGAAACTCTACTGAGTGGATGGATGCAAACAAATTGTATAGGTTTCTTTTCGGTGCGAATTTAGGTAATTCGAAGTGTGAATGCTTAGAAGATTTATTTGGATTTATAAAAAATAAGAATATTAATCAAAAAATAAAGAATAAAATGTCAAAAGAATTTGTATTAATTACTGGTAAAGTTTTGCAAACATCAAAATTTGGAAACATTACAGGATCATCAAGTGACGAAAAATGTATTCAACTTTTAACGGCTTATCCAGCTTTATCGAAGCACTTTAAAACGTTGCCAAAGAACTGGAAGGAAATTTGTTCGACAAAAAAAGTTGAAGTAAAAGCAGTTGAAGAGAAAAAGGAAGAGCCTACATACGATTTAACGCCTTTGGAAGAATTATCTACTAAAGAGTTAAAAGAGTTAATTATAATGTCAGGGAATAAAGTTCCAAAAGGAAATAAAGCAACTCTTTTAGAATTTGCTAAAAAAAATAATCTTTAAGAAATGGCGAAATCTTCATTAAAAACAGCAGATAGACGGATTCAAAATGTTGATGTAAAAAAATACAACGTTTTAGGTGCTGACCTTGATAATAATTATTACGGAAGAATGGAGAATCTTTTAAATTCATCAAACACGGCGAAAACTTGCTTTAAAACATGGGTTCGTTTTGTTTTTGGTGAGGGTTTAGTTGATGAAGATTTCGGTAATTCGATCGTAAATCGTGAGGGGTTAACCGTGAATGACTTTACAAGACAAATCATAGAAGACAGAGGGAAATTCACAGGTTTAGCAGTTCATGTTAATTACAACGGTTTAGGCGAAATTATTACAGCAACTCCAGTAAGTTTTTCTTATTGTCGAAAAGGTATAGAAGAACAAGAGGGAAAGATTGCCGTATATGATAATTGGGACTATTCAAAAAGCAAAAAAATTACTCCCGATAATATTTCTTATTACAATCGTTTCGCACCTCACAAAGTTTTGAAAGAAGTTAACAATATCGAACTTTCAGAAGAAGAACTTGAAACGTTAACGGAACAAGAACAAGAGGTTAGAAAGTGGAAACAATACAAAGGACAGATACTTTGGTATTCTCCAGATGGTTGTTATCCTTTAGCTCCATTCGATGAAGTCGCAGAAGATATGCAAACGGAGGGCAACGTTTCAAGAACAAAAAGAACAGCTTCGGCTTCAAACTTTATGCCGTCGCAAGTTATGATAATTCCTAAGTTTGAAGATGACGACGCGGGCAATAAAGAAAGAGAAGATTTTAATGAAAATATTGGAACATTTCAAGGCGACGAAGGGATTGGAAGCATTTTAGTTTTTGAAACTGATACGCCAGAATTGGAAATGAAACTTCATAAGGTTGAAATTCAGAATTATGACGGTATTCAGAAATATACAGAGGAATCAGTCAAGGAAAATATTCGAGAAAATCGACAAGTTCCAGCAGCTCTTTTAACCGCTAAAAGTTCATCTTTTAGCGGTGAAGAAATTAGCAACGCAAAAGAGTATTATAACGACATTACAAGCGACGACAGAAGAATCATTTCTGAAATACTTAAAAAGGTTTTTAGTAAATTCTATTTGACAATTAATTTAAGCGGTGATTATTCAATCAAACCATTAAGAACGTTTGACGTGATGAGTACTTATGCGAATGAAATTACCTTAGTAATGACGAACGAAGCGATGACTTACAGTCAAAAACTATCTGCATTAACTAAATTATACGGTGTGTCAAAATCGGATGCTCAAGAATTACTTAATGATCCTTTAAATCCATAAATTATATGACAAGATTAATCGACGAAACGAACATAAAAACCTACAAGGGGTTATCGAATAACATCAATGTAGCGAAAGAACTTTATCCACACATTGACGAGGCTCAGGAATTTGATTTACGCCCATGGTTGGGAGAAAGTTTTTACTTATGGATATTGGACACTTTTGAAAACACGCCAACCGATGCGGATTTAGTCGCGTTATTAGAAGGTGGCGTGTACACTTATGATGGCGAAAATTATGAGAATCCAGGATTAAACAAAGTTTTGTCTTATCTGTCATACGCTCGTTATTCAATTTTGGCAAACGCACAAAGTACTCCAACTGGTTTTGTACAGAAAACGAACCAATATAGCGACCCAATAAGTGGCGCACAATTAACGCGGATAACCAAGCAAAACGAGAGTGCCTCCAATGCTTTACAACAACGTGTTGAGGACTTTTTAAATAGAAATTCGACAACTTACCCACTTTGGGAAAATTCATGTAAAGGCAACCGAAAAAAATCAATAAGAATTAATAAAATAGGTAAACAATGGCGATAAATTCAGCAGGAAACGTATTAAGAGAAACTAATAACCCACCGTTAACCAATAACAACGCCCCAATAAGTGGTGCTCAATACGATCAAAACATTATTAATATCTACGATGATTTAGTGGCGTTAAATACGGGCGGAGACGTTGACGCTTACGATAATTTAAAAGAGTACGATAACGTTACGAACCAATATGTATCTTATGGATCGGTTGTTTGGCAGTACATTAATGCGACTGCAACAATTGGAAACACACCAACAGAGGGCGCATACTGGACGCAAGTTCCTCCATCAACTTTGGCGCACGTTCGAAACAAAGATACTTATCTTGACAAAGGAGGAGATAATGAAGTAAGCGCATCGGATTTAAAAAAATTAGTTGGCGGTTCTGGTGAAATGGTTTACAAAGGTAGAATTTCACAAGAGGGGACAAATCCAATTGTTCTGGATGACTATTTAAACCCTAATGGATTCGTTTTAACTTCGACTTATGGTTCGATCGGAAACTTTGTAATAGGTGGTTTTGTTGGTGAGACTTTTCAAATAGCGGGTCAAAAATACGAGATTAGTATAGTGACTAATTTTGGAAACAATTCTTACACCCATACAGCAGGCGTTACAGCCAATGCAAATGAGTCGATAATTATAAATACTAAAATATCAGGAGTTAACTCTAACGACGTTCTTCTCATTGGAACTGGCGCAAGTGGAATAGTTAACTTTTACCAAGTATTAACTATTACAAAATATTAACAAATAAAATAATAAAAAAGTGACAAGTTTCATTGACAAAATAAAAGATTCAGTTATT